ATTATGAAAGCAGCAACAGAAGCTGCTAAGACTATGCAACTAGGTGGAGGTATCGGTTACGACTTCTCTACACTACGTCCACATGGTGCTCTTATCAGAAGCCTAGACAGCCGTTCTAGCGGCCCTCTTAGCTTCATGGGTATATTCGATGCATTATGTAAGACTATCAGCTCTGCAGGGCATCGTAGAGGCGCACAGATGGCAGTCTTAAGGGTAGATCACCCAGACATCCAAGAGTACATCAAAGCTAAGAACAATTCATCTGACTTCACACAGTTCAATATGTCTGTTGGTGTTACTGATGAGTTCATGCAAGCAGTTAAAGATGATGCTGACTTTGATTTAGTATTCGAAGGTAGAGTATACAGCACTATCAGAGCTAAAGCTTTATGGGATGACATCTTACGTTCTACATGGGACTGGGCAGAGCCGGGTATCTTGTTTATTGATCGTATCAATCGTAAGAACAACTTACATTATTGTGAGTACATTGCAGCCACGAATCCTTGTGGAGAACAACCTTTACCACCGAACGGTGCTTGTCTTCTAGGTTCATTCAACTTAACACAATACGTTGAGAAGAATATAGATGCAGGTTTTGGTTTCAACTTAGAGAAACTAAAGCATGACATTCCACACGTTGTAAGAGCAATGGATAACGTAGTTGATAGAGCTACATATCCTTTACCTGCACAGCAACTAGAGGCTCAGAGTAAAAGACGTATGGGTCTAGGTGTAACTGGTGTAGCTAATGCTATCGAAGCACTTGGTCATCCTTACGGTTCAGATAGCTTCTTAAAAGTACTAGAAGATATTATGGCTGTTATCCGAGATACATGTTATCGAACATCAATAGCACTTGCAGTAGAAAAAGGTGCATTCCCACTATTCCAAAAGGAGTTCTTAGACAGTGACTTTGCTCAAACATTACCTGATGACATTCGTAAGGACATTGCAACTTATGGTATACGTAACAGTCATCTCTTGTCTGTCGCTCCTACTGGCACTATCAGTCTTTCTGCTGATAATGTTAGCTCTGGGATCGAACCAGTCTTCTCACACTTCTACGACAGAACCATTCAGACCTTTGATGGCCCAATCATTGAACGAGTTGAAGACTACGGCTACCGAGTATTCGGTGTAAAGGGTGAGACTGCTGATTCACTATCAGTGTTTGATCATGTTAAAGTTCTTAACTTAGCATCTAAGTATGTAGATAGTGCTTGTTCTAAGACATGTAATGTTGGAGACGATGTTACTTGGGAACAGTTCAAGGATGTATACATGGCGGCTTACGATGGTGGTTCATCAGGTTGTACTACCTTCAGGGCTTCAGGTAAGAGATTCGGCATACTCAATGCGGCAACGTCAGAGGATGCAGTTATCGAGCCAGAGGTAGAAGAAGATAACTTTATAGATGAAGGTGGGGCATGCTACTTCGACCCTGCAACTGGGTTACGTACNNTGCTTCTGAATACAACGGCGGCGCGTGCTACTACGATCCTGCTACTGGGCTTCGTCAGTGTGAGTAAACATCCTATCTGTAAGAATTGTGGAGGGGCTAACACAGCTCCTCTAGCAATGTACTGCTCTAACGCTTGTCGTAGTCAATACAACTATAACAAGAACCCAAGTCTAACCATACAGCGTATGGAGAAGAAGAGGGCTAGACGCAGAGAGTGGCTTAACAAGTATAAGTTAGCTAAAGGATGTGAAGTATGTGGTTACAATACTTACGGAGAGGCTTTACACTTTGATCATCTTGATCAGTCTACCAAGACTAACGAGATATCAGCGATGTATGGAATGAAGTTAAAGAACATCTTTGAGGAAGTTCGTAAGTGTAGAGTGATGTGTGCTAATTGTCATGCACATCATAGCAAGAACCAACAAAACGCAGACCCTGCAACTGGGTTACGTACTTGCGAATAACCTTGACAACAACACTATAAATATGATACTATTAGGGAGTGACTTCGGTTGCTCCCTTTTCATTTAACAGGAGAGATTATGACTCAACAAAGACCAAAGACTAAGAGTAAGAAGCGAGAGACTAAATACAAAGGTGCTGACAGTAAACGTACCTCTGGTATCCTACCTAAGAATGAAAACCAAAAGCTACTTATTGATGCTATCAAATCATCATGTCAAGTAATTGTATTCGGTCCTGCAGGTACTGGTAAGACATACGTTACCACTACAATGGCGGCTGACTTGTATACTAAGAAAGACATAGATAAGATTGTCATCACACGTCCTATGGTCTCTGTTGGCAGAGAGATAGGCATTCTCCCAGGAGACTTAGGAGAGAAGGTAGCACCTTGGGGTTTACCAGTTATTGATGTACTAATCAAACACCTAGGACGAGGTGCTGTTGAGACAGGCATTAAGAATGGTAACATTGATATGGCTCCTCTTGCTATGATGAGAGGACGTTCATTCGACAACGCTTTCATCATCTGTGATGAAGCTCAGAATATAACTACACATGAACTAAAGATGCTACTTACTAGAGTAGGAGAAGGTTCTACTATCGTACTCAATGGAGATGTACAACAGACTGATCTTAAGGATGGCGATGGCTTAACCAAGATCACTCACCTAGCTAAGAAACATAGCTTACCAGTACCTATCGTTGAGTTCTCATTAGATGACATTGTACGATCAGACATCTGTGCAAGTTGGGTAAGAGTATTCTATAAAGAGGGGTTATAGTGAGCCCTAATTGTTCATGGTGTGGAGATAGCACACTTAAAGGTTTTAAATGTAAAGTTTGCGGAGGCAACAAAATGGCTAAGAAGAAGAATGAAGAAATAGTGAGAGAACCACAACACTACTCACGTTGGGTAATAGAACCCATTGAATTTATAATGCGTAACAAGTTCGAGTTCTGGAGAGGCAACATCATTAAGTATGTAGTTCGGGCAGGGTTCAAAGCATATGAAGGTAAAGACCTAATCGAGTCAGAGATCATTGACTTAGAAAAGGTCATGAGGTATGCAGAGATGCGTATCAACCACTTGAAAGGAAAAGATAAACTATGAAGTATGTAGTAACAGTGCTAGTAATTACATTAGGGTTAATAATAAGTGTACCCCTAACTGCTTACTCAGCTAATATAACCTACAACGATAATCAAATAACTATATCAGGTAGGCTTGTCAATGGAGACTATAAACAATTACAAAGAGTAGTAGACAGGACAGGTATTAAGTCTGTTCGTCTTAAGTCTAACGGTGGTTCTGCTATAGAAGGTTATCAACTTGGCTACACTATTCATAGGAACTTAATGAGTACTGTAGTACGTAAAGGAGATGTATGTCTCAGTGCTTGTGCTGTTGCCTTCCTAGGCGGTGTACACAAGTATAACTATGGAGTACTAGGTTTCCATGTTGCATGGGCTAAGACACAAGGTAAGACCTTTAACGATGGCATGAAGGTAGGGCAGATGTTTGGTTCTATCGACTCTATCTACTTATTTAATATGGGTTACACAGCTCAGTTAAACTTACTAATATCTCAGTTAACTACTAAAGATAACTTCCTTGTACTAGACAGTGAAGACTTAAAGTCATTTGAGATGATAGAAAAAGACTTTACTAAGTTTATAGACTTGTCTAACAAATGGGCTGCTGATAGAATATATGAACCTTACAGACTACACTTACTAACAGGGATGAAGAAATGACTATATTAGAAATGGCTAAGAAGACTATTAAACAAACTACTAAGGTAGCTGTTGAAGAGAAACCAGAGACTGCTATGCTTCCTCCAGGGTCATACCTGAGGGAACACGGTATGTTAATGCTAACAGATAAGTTTGATCAAGAAAAGATCATGCCTCTGGTAGCTGCTATCTACGAGTACAACCTAATGCCAGAGGATGTACGACCAGATCAAATCACATTGACTATCAATAGCCCTGGAGGTTCAGTACATTCAGCCTTCCACCTTATTGATGCAATAAAGATGTCGGAGATACCTGTAGTAACTATAGGTAAAGGTTTAGTTGCTTCATGTGGAGTACTAACTATAATGGCAGGACATAGACGACTAATGACCCACAACACGTCTGTTATGTCACATCAATACTCATGGGGTTCTAAAGGTAAAGAACATGAACTACATGCAATGATTAAGGAGTTTGACTTAGCCGGTGAACGTATGGTTAGTCACTATAAGAAATGTACTAAGAAGTCAGAGAAGTACATTCGTAAACATCTCCTACATCCTACTGATGAATGGCTTACTCCTGAGGAGTGTGTTAAACATGGTATTGTAGATGAGATAGTAAATACATATTAGGACTTGACAAGGGGGTGTACTTATGGTACACTTCCTTATATTCAATTAAAGGAATATGTTAACATGACTACCAAACGCAAAAAGCCCCCTGCTCCTAGTTTGGAACAAGAGGCTAAAGCCTTTATTAAGTTGAAAGAGACATCTGTTGAGAGAGTTCCTAAGAGCCTCTCCTCTCACAGGGAACAACTAGCAGCTTCTGTCCTAGCAGGACTGTTAGTCTCCAACAGATCAAGTCGAGCACAAGAACTCGTCGATGAAGCATACAGGTATGTGGACCTCCTGCTTCGTAATAGTAAGTAAACAAACTTAACCCCCTTCAGTTTAATTACTGTTGGGGGTTTTTCTTTGTCTAGAAGTTGCCTAAGTCGGCTTCTCTCAGTGTTCTTNNACAGTGTTCTACCTTTGCGGTTGTATAGCTCAGCGTCTAGAAGTCCTATCTCAGCCAATGAAAGATCACCTAAGTCTCCTTCAAATTCTAAGTCTTCCATAGCTTCTTTAACAATCTCTGGTTTGTATTTAGACATGATGTCGTACTGATCACGTAGTGTAGTCTGAGGGCCATCATACTGTGTTATTAGTTTAAGCTTAGCTTCGTTCTTGAACTGAGTTACTGTTTCATTCCATATATCTCTTAGTTCTTTTACTGATGAGTTTCTAAATGACTCACTAGCCATCTTCTCTGTAGCCCATGTCTCAAGTACATCATACATCTGACGTTGATACTCGTTTATAGCTTCTGGTATCATCTTCTTTCTATCTTTAGATAGAGGTGCGTTTACTTTCCACTGGTCTACACCTATAAGGTTAAGTAACCTCTGTGTATTAGTTAAGTTCTGTACACGTACACCAAGGTTCTTAGTAGACTGTTGAGCACCTTCACCTCCATATGCACTTATCTTAGTAGGCATACTATCAGACCCTGTAAGACCCATTAATAGCTCTGCAGTTGTGTCTAAGTACTTCAATGAATCTCCAACAAACTTATTACCTTGTGTTGTATCCTTAGGTGACTGGTCTTTACCTAACGCCATACCTAATGCTGTATCAACAGGCTCTATAGGTCTCAAGAAACCAGATAAAGCTTGAGCACCAATCTCTGATACTATCTGACCTGCTTCTCCACCTGCCTTAACAAACTCTGCTTCTAGTAATGCAGTACCGAAGTCTGCAAACTCACCAATAGTTTTAGTAAGGTTACGTGTAAGACCTCCACCACCAAAGTCTTTACGGACTTGTGCTATTAACTCAGGTGGTACTTCTTCACCTGCTCTGTTATAAGATAACAATCTAGAAGCTGCTTTGAATAAGGAGATAGGATAATCATATTGTTGTGATACAATTTGTCCATCTATTACTTCATCATACAGACCTAGACCTGCTTTACGGTTCTCATCTTCATCTAATGACATTGTATAGATGATACCTGAGGTTACAGAACCTCTTACAGCTAAGTCTGCATAAGAGTTGTTGTTATATTTACCAGAAGCTTTAGCCATCCAGTTAAGTCCTGGTGTATTCTTAACACCAAAGTCTATAGTGTTGTTAAAGAACTTACCAAACGGTATCATGAAGCCAAGACCTGGGATGTTACGTGCATCCTCGATCATACCTGCTAATTGACCTAGTTTAGTTTTGTTCTTATATGATTGAGAGAAGGTGTTCTCGTGTACACTAGTAACAGCATCCATCTCCATTTGTTTATATTGCTTTGTAGCCATGATCTGAGTAACATCAGACCTGTTATAGAACTCATTCCAAGATTGATTGAATGTAGTACGTATCTGTTTGTTCATCTGAGCTACATACTCTTGTGACTTAGTAAAAGCATCTTGAGCATTAACGAATGTCATAGCTTGTACAGTATCAATATACTTATCTGCTCCACCTTGTAACTTACTACCTAGACCACCTAACTTAGCCATCTGCTCAGTAGTGTTAGCAACGTCAACACCACCTGATAGTGTACGTGTTAGTTTGTCCATAGCACCAGTGTTCTTTAATAGAGCACTCTGGTAAGCCGCATACGTCATATCAGGGTCTAATAAGAACCTAGCACGATCAACAGTAGATGATAGTATTAGTTGTCTACCTATTGCTCTTGAATTAGCACCTTCTTCTGCCATACCTACTATTTGTTGGAACATACCTTTACCACCATACAGTAAACCTTTTACTATATCTACAGATGTGTCTAAACCTGCTGCTGCTCCATAGCCTACTACGTTCAATGCAGAAGTAGAAGGGTGTGATACTAGTGATCTAATAAACTTGTTCTGTATCTCTGATACGTTAGCTAGTACTTTACCTTTACCTTTGTATCTATCTTTAGCAAGTGTAACATCTTTAAGCATTGTTAGACCTAGTGCATCTTCTGTAAAGTCATTGAAGTCTAGTTCATCAATACTCTTATCCATACGCTTAGCTACTTGCATAACACTGTTCATACTACGAGCACTTTCATTCATCTTATTAGCAAATGAATCACCAAATGTCTCAGGTGTAATCTTAGTATTCTTACGCTTAGCTTTAGCACCAAACACAGACATAAGATCATTGATATCATCTTGGTCTAGTTTTGTTTTCATAAAGTCAGCAATCCAGTTAGACATCTTGTCATCTTCATCACGTTTAACGAAGTAGTAACCACCCTCTTGCATGATCTCTGCTAGACCTTTAAGCTGAGTATTACCTTCTGCATCATTAACACCTAACAATAGATCAATAAAGAAGTTGGTATCACCCTTAGTAATATCTTCTCCCTTTTGTACCTTAGATACCCAAGAGTCTGCGTCAGCAGGTGCACTCTTTATATAAGCTTCTAATGACTTCTTCAAGTCCTTAACCATATCTTTAGGGTTAGCTTCTTTAACTACCTGATTAACAAGTGCTTGGTTAGATGTACCACGTTTAAGTATTACACCTGCTTGTATACCACCCATAGCCATTGATGACAAAGCGGCTAAGCCTACTGCACCTTGGCTTATCTCACCTTGTACATTAGTTTCTACTAAGCTTCTTTGGTATAAGTATTCCATACCTGCATTAGCTACTGCATCTACTGCTGTTGCTGTGCCTATCTCTTTCAAAGCTGATGTATTCATTATCTTTTGAATACCTTTGTTCTTAGCTAGATTAGCAGAGAACTTAGCTATCTCTTCAGTACCTTCTTTAGCAACTTGCTTAGAAGTCTTTAATATAACATTAGTACCTGCTTTAGCAGCTACCTTTTCGGAAGCACCTTTTAATAACTGCTTAGTTATTTCTTTCTGTGCTGCTTTCTGAGCTGTCTGTACGCCTACCTTAACAGTACCACCACCTATAAACTTACCTAGGAAACCTCCTACTAAGTTGATTGGGTCTAATAGTACTGATGCTGTGTAGTCTTTGATACCCTCACCAAACTCTCCCCAAGTAACACCATCTCCTGTAAGGCTTTCCATACCTTCAAAGATAGCATAAGCTTTACCTGCTTTAAGTAATCTTTCTGGTTCATCCTTTACATCCATCAAGAAGTCTATCTCAGATATACCTCTGATAGTATTACCACCTGCAACACCACGTCTGCTGTTTAGGAATGTATCAACAATATCTTCTCTACTCTTGTCTTGAACAGCTTGTATACCAAACCTGTCTTCAACATAATCGAAGATAGGATTGTACAACTCGTCACGTTCAGCTATATCATTTTGTGAGTATGTATAAGCATCAACACCTACTGGTAAACCAACTAGACCGTCTTCACCTATAAATTCAGATATTGATGTGTCAACAGGAGCTTCACCAACTACTTCATATCCATCTAAAATGTCAGGTGTTAACTCATCATCAGACACAACTGAATATCCCTCTAGAATGTCTAAAGGGAGCTCATCAGTAGGTTGGTTTGGAATATTCTCTACAGCCTCTACAGGAGCTTCTATGGGCTTCTCAGAGACAGGTGCATACCCTTCTGGTATGTCTAAGTCTAACTTAGGTGCGAATACTGGTTTGTTTAATCTTTCAAGACGATCTTGTGCTGTTTCTAAGCCAATAGGTGCTCTTGCCGGCATGTTTTATCCTTTACTTAGCAAATTGTAAGAATGTATCTATCGCTGCCTCTAATTCTGCATCACTCATAGGTACGTTTGTATATCTCTTCTTAAACTCCTTGATAACATATTCTTTTCTATTCTTCTTAGGTGTTCTTGGTGGTATTGAATCAACAATATCCATTACTTTAGAAGTTACAACAGTTGATGGTGCTTTTGATAAGTCCATAGCTTCTTCACCTTCACCTTGGAATGATCTATCTACAAACGTATCTGTATCTATTTCTTTCTCACCAGGTTTGTTGCCTTCTGTTTGTTCATCAGAGACACCTTTACCCATCGTAGATAAAGCTTCTGCTTGCTTATCAAATACTTTCTCTAATCCATTTGATTCTTTAAGAGTGCCACCTTCTTTAAACTCAGCTTCAAGTGCATCTTCAAGATTAAGCTCTTCACCTTTATCATTAGTTAACATTACTGTAGACTCTTGGTCTGCCTTAGGTGCATATGTAACGCCTTTATACTTGATTGGGCCTTTATATCCACTGTCTTTAGCTTCTCTGAAAGCTTCTACTGAGTCCACTTCGAATACTGCATCATCAGTTGCATTAGATGACATAGGTAAGTCATCAGATACTAAAGGTTTAATAACAGGTTTTTCTACTACTGCTTCTTTCTCGTTTAATATATCACCATAATAAGACTTAATAACACCTATATCTCTCATGTTATTCTCATCAACAGCATCCATACCTAAACCATAAGAAGCTAGTATGTCTAGTGACTTTGTACGTCTTTCTTTACGTTGTAGTCCTGTTAGAGCATTGTCTATCTTACGACGATCATCAGGTGAGAATGTATCAAGCTTTCTATAAGCATCTGTTTCAATAGCAGTCTCCCAATACTTAATCTTCTCAGACTTAGTTTTAAGATCATCAGGTGTACTTGTTTGTACAAACAACTCTTCAGCAGGTTTATAGTTCCTAAGAGACATAAGACCTTTAACAAAAGCATCCTTATCATTTAAGTCCATCTCACCACTCATAAGAGAATCAATAGTTTCTTTAGCTTTAGCAGTACCTTGACCTTCAGTAGAACCTGCATACTTAAAGTACTTAGGTAACTCATCTAAGGTTACAGTGTTACCTTTCTTAGCTTGTGCTTCTACAAATGCCATAAGAGTTGCTTGAGTAGCAGGGCTATTAGCTGCTGCTTTAAAGAAGTCAGACTCTTTAGCTTCATCACTTAGGTTTTTATACTCAGCATTAAATAACTTAGAACCTTTAACCATAGCTTCTTTAGACATAGCATGTCCTTTAGAACCTGCAGTACCTTTACCATCGCCACCCATAGTGTCAGACAGACTAGAAGGTATCATAGAAAGCATTTGAGTAGTTCTTTGTATCTCTATCTCTTCTTTCTTAAGATCAAATGTAGCTTGCCACTGCTCGTTAGTAACACCTTGTTGTTTAACTTGGTTTTCAAACTGCTTTAAACGGAACTGACGGTTCTCTTCAGCTACACCATCACCTACTTTATCACGTTCTTTTTGATAGATATCCATAGCAATCTGACGTGCTTCTGCTCTATCTTGTCTTAATTTAGCAATAACGTCTTGACTCTTAGTATAGTCAAACTTCTCAATAGTAAGTGCAAATACTTTATCAGCATGTTTCTTACCATCTTGATAAGAGCTCTTCTTAAAGTCAAACTTGTCTAGTTCTAAAGCCCATGCTCTATCTTTATACTTATCTTCACGAGTCCAAGTTGTTTCTAGGTTAGCTTGAGCTTGTGCTGCTTGAGACTCTCTCCAGTTCTTATTATCTAACTGTGTTTGTACAGCAACATCATGTGTTAGTTGCCATCTACGTAAGTTCTCCTCTTGCTCAGCCTTATATCTTTCATCAGCCTTTGCGTCTCTACTCTTATTGTATTCAAAGGTAGCCTGACGTTCTGCTCTACGTGCTTCTAGTTCTTCTTTCTCTGCCTTTGCTGCTTTAGCATCTTTAAAGCCACTTGCTACACCTGCCCAGAAACTCATAACTCTTCTCCTCGTCTAGCCATTAAGCCTTTAGGTTCTTCCATAGGCATATCCATAGGTAGCTCTGCTTGTACAGGCTCCTCTTCTTCTTCAACTTCCATGTCAAGATCAGCAAGCATATCTTTAGCTTTCTTCTCATTGATTTGGTATTCTATTGCATCACGGTTTTCACTATCATCAGGTAGACCTTCTTCAAAGTCTATGTCTAGTTTCTCAGCAGTAGATGTAATGTACTCGTGTATAACTGGTGCTATTATTAAAGAGATGTCTATACTATGTATCCCACCTAGTACTGCACCTCTTAGTAAACCTTCAGTAATTGTTACAACATCAAGACCTAGCTCTAACGTATCAGCTAATGCTTGGAACTTATCTTCATCTTGAAGACGATTAAGATGCCACATGATAGCGTCTTCTGCAGTGTTTAACTCAGGAGGATTCTCATATGGTGCATTCTTCGGCTCTGCAGTCAGGGACTGTCCAGGTATAATCATTTACATATTCCTTTATTTGAATTTGTTGTAGTAGTCAGATAACTTAGTTCCGAACTTATCAGCAGGATTATACTTGCCTTTAGTCTTGAAGAACTTCTTCATACCTGTCTTACCACCTAAGTGAGCAACTGCTCTTAAACCATCTCGTGACATTGTAGCAGATTTATCTAATTTGTCAATAGTAGAATCAATATCTTTCATATGCCATTCGAATACTTTTTCTTGTAACTTAGGCTTACGCTTGAATGTTTCTGTTGAGAACTTCATACCTTCTGCTTTCATAAAGTCTTTCAATCTAGCATCAGAGAACTGATAAGAACCAGTCATCTTACGACCATCATCTAACTTTATCTGTGCATCTGACTTACCACTACTCTCAGAGTCTTTGAGTTTAATAGCAAAGCTCTTCATATCAGTACCTTCTGGTCTAGGCTTTGGAGTAGTCTTGAAGCCTCTCATAAGTTGAAGACCCATACCTTCTTCTTGTTCTGGTGTTCTCTCTATGTTCTCAGGACGCATACGTGGACGCATAAGACCTGATTCACTTGATTCTTGTTCTACTTCTTCTGGAGTATCAGCACCAATAGATGTCTGTATCTTCTCTATTAAAGCCTTACGAGCCATTTCTAAGTTCTTAAGGTACATACCTTTATTCATTGGAACCATGATTACATTCCCCCTAGTAGTTGACCGAATAGGTATCCAATACCTTCTTTGTCTTTTTGTTTAGCCGCTTGATTAGTTTCCCACTCTGATAGTTCTCTAGACTCATTAGCTAGGAACACACTAAGTGCTCTGTCTGTTGCAGACTCTGACTGTTTAAATGCGTAGTCCATAATGTCACGCTCACGTTGCCATACTGTATCTAGCATCTGTTGTGTAAACATGTTAGCTGACTTAGCTGACTCTAGGTTAGCTACGTTCTGTGCTTGTGTATTGATAGTAGCTGTGTTCTGTCTCCACTGAGCATTAGCTTGTGCAATTACTAAAGCATTCTGTGAATTAAACTGATCACGTTGTACTGTCATACCTGCATTAAACTGTTGTACTTGTGTAGCCATGTTAGCAAAGAACTGATTAGTCTGGTTCTCACTAGATGCATTAAACTGCTTAGCTGCATTAGTAGCCGCTTGATCACTAAAGATAGCTTGTATGTTAGACTGTGCTTTAAACAACTCTGTTTGTTGTGCAAAGTCCATGTTCTTCATATCCATCTGTAAGAAAGACTGAGCGTTCATAACTGCCGCTTGTTGACGGTTGTTTAAGTTCTGCATGTCCATTTGTGACATAGCAGCTGCATCAGCCATCATCTTAGCATTCTTAGCGTTAAGATTAGTAATGTCTACTGTTTGAGCCATACGAGCATTCTCAAGAGCTATCTGCTGTTCAGCAGTAAAGTTCATGTTAGCTACATCAGATATCTTAGATGCATTAGCTACTCGTGATTGGAACTCTTGTGAGAACTCTAGGTTCAAGAACTGAGCACGTTGTTGTGCCGCGAACATAGCTGTCTGTTGTCTGTTAGATAAGTTCTGTGATTCAAACTTAGCAAACGTCTGTGAGTCTGCCATTGCTATTGGTAAAGCTGATTCCATAGCTGCTTGTACTAAGGCTTGACCTGCCATAGATGAAGCACCTAAACCTCTGTTAGCCATTTGTGCTGATGCATTACGCAATGCACCTGCGGCCCATGCAGGAGGGTTAGTACTATCAAAGTCTAACATCAACTGTCCTAGTTGACCTTTTACTGTAGCTTGTGCGGAAGGGTCTGCTTGAGCTGCTTGTATATCAAGAGCTTCATCAACTGCTGCCATGTCTACTGCAGAACCTGAGATCATCTCTCCTGATTCTATTGTACGCTTAGCGGCAGGTGTAACTTTCTGTGCATTAGCAATTTGCTGTGCTTCTAGGTCTTTAGCAGATAAAGTACTAGGGTCTTTGGTCTGAGCGTCTACCATAGCTGATGGGTCTACAGAGCCTTGTACAGCTTCTGTTTCATCAACAACACCTGCTACATTATCAGCAACCTTAGTAGGGTCTACAGAGGCTGCGTTGAACGTGTCAGGGGATGTTATCTGTGGAGCATTAGGGTCTAACTGTCCAGTACCTTCTGCTATAGTAGCACCTGCAGTATTAGGGTCTATCTGAGAAACTGCGGCAGTAGTAGCCATAGTTCCAGGTGATGTAATAGATGCTTCCATCATATTACCAGAAGCAGCCTTAATCTTATCTGATTGTGACTTAGCATCTGTTTGAGGAGTAGTAGGGTCTAGAACAGGTAGAGTAGTAGGCGGATTGGCTAAGCCTCCATCTGTAGGAACTGGTAGACTGTCTGTAGGAGCAACCTGAGCAGGTGTAAGCTGTGTAGTAGTAGGTGCACTTATAGGTTGACTAGCAGTATTACCAGTGCCACCAGTGTTCATTGCATCTAATGATCTCTGCTGCAGGGTAGCAGGGTCTCCACCCATGACAGGATTGCCTTGACCATCTTTTATAACTTCACCAGTATTGGCATTAGTAACAGGTTGAGCTGTAGTAGGTCTTACTGTTGGTTCTTTCCTATTGTCAGCACCGTCATCATCTCCTCCTCCACCGAAGGTAATCATACCAGAACCAACTGGATTAAGTATTCTTTTCATTGAAAATGGATTATACATTCTTAGAACATCCTCTTGTGTAACTTGTTCCTGTTATAGAATCTTCGGAAGTGGACTTGATTAGCGGTTCCGTATAGTTCTGTAGTTGTCTTCCTTATGGCTCTCATCATCTTACGAGTGTGACCAAAAGGAGCTATAAATTCCATACCCCATAGTTCATCGGAGGTATTCTGTTTGTAATCTTCTGCAGTAGGTTTATATTTATCGTTTAAGAAGAGATTAGACTTAGTAGTTGATAACCAACACCAAGTTATTAATCCTATAGGCTTATCATCTTCATAATAGATTCTTATCTTATCATGTTCTATTGGAAGAAGGAGAAAGGTATTAACTTCCCTTGGAGTATACTTAGAGTGTGTATCCCCTAACTCCAGTAAGCTAATACCATCTACTACTGCTGTGTACTTGTCTATAACCATATAGTATACCTATATACATCCGGGGCAACCTTAAGTTAATTATACACATGTTTGACACATCTGTCAAGTACTTTTTTATATTAATTATGTTTTCATAATGTATGCTAGTGCCATGTACGCAGGTCTGTTATCGAATCCAGTAGTTGAACCTGTAGAACCTGTTGTACCAGAGATAGTGTGTGAGTGGTTTCCATTGGAATCTATTGTCAATGTGTGAGTGTGAGCACCTGCAGAAGTAGTTGCTGTATTTGAAGTTCTACCCCAACCTTGTTGAGACTGTTGGTGTCCTGAGTTGCCGGGGTAAGCCAGACCGCCAAGATCATTAACATTATGGGTGTGTGCTCCCGCACTCGCTGTAGAACCACTGTGACCATGAGAGCCAGTAGTGTTTGTTGTACCAGAGAAACTGTGAGTGTGGCTTGGTATGTTTGCTGTAGATAATGTTCTAGTGTTTGCACCACCTGTTGTTGTTTCGTTAGATGTACCTGCACCCATAACGAATTTATCAGTAAGGTTTGGAGTACCATTACTACCGTTACATAAAGCCCAACCACTAGGTATTGCAGTAGTCTGTCCAGACCACATAACGATGACACCAGTAGGTACACCCTCGATACCAGTCAAAGCTGCCCCACTTATCGCAGGTAAAGCACCTGAGAGATTAGAAGAATTCAAACTAGAACTAGATGTTAAATACCCTGCACCGTTAGTTATTTGGTTGTTGTTAGTTACGTTAGTAGCACCAGTCGCTATACCGTCTAGCTTAGTCTTCAATGTAGAAGTAAAGTTCTTTTGAGTTAATCCACCATCACCTACAGAGTATGTAGTGTTAGTAGGTGTAACCCAACTAAATGAACCGTCACCGTCAGATCGTAAGAACTCAGATGTTGAACCATTACCTGTTACCTTTAAGTTACCTGCGTCTACAACATTGTCTGCTATAGTCAAAGCAGCTGAACCTGTTACTTCACCAGTGTGAGTAGCGTTGTCAGATGAACTTGTACCTGCACCAATCAAAGACCTAACTTCTGCGGCTGATATGCCAGAAGCTAAAGAAGGTGTTGTACCGTTTGATGTAATAGCAGGGTCTGCTGTATTAGTAGCATTTGTTTCAATACCGTCTAGTTTAGTATGGTCAGCATTAGTAAAGTTCTGATCTGTTCTTACATAGTTAGCGTCTGATACAATGTTAGCATCTGCCGCTTGTTTACCATTTAACTGTGTTTGTATTGCAGAAGTAACACCATCTGTGTAGTTAATCTCAGCTGCACTAGCAGTAATGCCTGTACCTGCTAAGTTGATTGACTCAACGTATGCTACATCAAAAGAAGCAGTAGACTTACCTAAGTCATAAGTAGCATCTGATTTAGGATACCAAGAACTACCATCTCCTCTAAACTCTTGTGAAGGGCCGACTACTGTAATAGCTCCACCCTCTGCAGAAGTACCATCATGGCTGTGGCCACTTGTACCAAATGCACTTTCTATAGCATCAAACTCACCATCCAAATCAGCAGCGTCAATTACGTTACCGTTTGCTATGTTGTTAGATGCATCGTTACGTGTATAACCTGTTCCCATATCTATTTCCTATCGTTGTTTGAGTATTCAAGTAGAACAGTGTCTACTATAAATGGTGGGTTGATTGCATTAAATTCATACTGTAATGAGATTGTAAAGAATGAGCCAGTTGTATTAGTCTCTATAACAGTCTCAGGGTTGCCTCCATAATCTGATGTGCCAAACGTAGCATCCCCAAATATAGCAAAAGAACCACCACCTGTTAGTGTAGAAGTCTTTGGCTGTATAACTCCAGGTCTTTGGAAGTCATATTTAAATATTAAACTACCATCAACAGAACCTTCTGGGTCATAGAATGATGTAGCTTTATACATTGTTTTTCGTACCCTAGGGTCATTGATAGCCATAAAAGGTGTGTAAAAAGAAGATGGGATAGCTTCACCATCAAAAGTACCACCTATATCTAACTTGTATACAAAGCCTGTCTCACCTACAAATAATGATATATCTTCTAGACCAGTGTTAGCTGATGTAGCTCTGTAAGCTTTAATACCTATAGTTTCAGACCATGCAAAGCTGTTAGCGTCTTGGTCAGCAAACTGTGTACCTATAAATCCTTTAGCATTACTTTCTGTCTGACCTGCTACAAAACCCATTATACGATACTGTGATTTACCTCTAATTGTTAGAGATACAATATCTGTATAGTCTGTACGGAACTGAGTAACTTGATCTTGTATGTTACGAGAAGCTAGTGATAAGTTAAAGTCACCGATACGAGTAGTAGCACCTAAGAACCTTAAACCATCAGGCCCCATGAACATAATATCACCACCAACTTCTTGGATAGTATCTGGTTCTGAACAACCAATGTCTTCTACTATTTCTGCTAACTGGAATGAAGCTGAGCTAGTACCTGTCAGCTGGTGTATACTAGAGTTAGTAAAGATAATAAGCTTATCACGGAATGTTACTAAACCTGTAATACGAGAAGGTAGTCTTACATTACCTGCACCATTACCTGTACTGAAATCATTCTGTGCAAATGGAGCTGTAAAGCTTAGTAAAGAACCTTTAGCAAAGAAGAGATGATCATGGAATTGAGATACAACTTCTGCACCAAGTATATCTGTGTTACCATCTAATGTATTTACTGGCTCGTTAGTATTCCAAGTAATAGGATAGTTAGTACCATCAACCATTACAACACGTTCTGTACCATCAAAGTTAAAGTTAGCAAACCTAGCTTTAGAACCACCTGTTTGATTACGTCCCATAAATGTTATAAGAGCATCATTAGCAGGTGCACTAGCCAAAGCAGGGTATATAGATACAACACAGTGTCCTGATGAAACTGTTGGAGTTGCTAAAACTGTATATACTTTTTCTACACCTGCAATACTAAATGTATCACCTATCCTTGGGCCGTTATCATCATCTGTAATACCGTCTATATCCATTGTAGAGCCAGTATGTCCTGAGTGTTTAACCCTTACAATACCATATCCAGGTGCACTTACATTAGTGTAACCAGAACCTGATGTAGTAAATAGATTACCATCTCTTAAGACTAGTGCTACATTTGAGTTAGTATCAGTATCAACAAACCAGAATAAACCTTCTGTCTTACCTACTACATTAGTAAATGATACTGCTGCTCTATCCATAGGACTTCCTGACAATGCAGGAGTTATAGTTAAAACAGTTTCTTTATTAGCTTCTGTCCAAACACTAGACGATACTGTGTAAGTTTCACCTAGTCCATTTATCTCGAATGTAGAGCCATCAGGTACATCCATGTATATATTTGCAATAGTAAGGCTAGTGCCTGTCTGTGAGCTTCCTTGGACGACTGGAGAGCCATATGAAGGTATAGGGTTACTATCATACTTGGCATAACCATTGATACGACGATAACCACCCTTAACAGATGGCTCAAAGTTACGTAACTGTCTAGCAGAACCAGGAGCTTTAACTCCTTGTTGTAACCTAGACATGTTGCTAATTAGTCCACCTTTAAGCTCTAGTGGAAATGATTCCCAACCTGTAGCCATTAGTAGTGTACCCTATTATCATATATGTATTCAAATCTATTAATCCAAATACTTCTCATGTTCTTAACGCCTTCATTAAACTTACCTAAAGACATCTGAGCTGACTGGTTATCATTACGGAATATCTGAACGTAGTACATAGCACCATCAGTTATAATGTGTCTATAAGCTTCTGGAACAGAAGGTGTATCTGAGTATAAGATGAGGTCTACTGGAAGTGTATACATCTCAAAGATGATCTCGTACTCTTTATCAGGAGAAGGATATAATATATATTGATTCCCTGGAGCTTTAATTACGTGTGTAGGTATTGATCTTATTGAAGTGCTAGTGTTATACTCATCATCAACGTGCTTAGCTAAGTACTCTTCGTAGTCCATCTTCTTCAACATTGAAGTAGAATTACCTAAAGTATCATCTCGTTTAATACGGAATGTATTGTAGTCTATTGTCTTACAGTTGAATGGGTTATCATAACGCATTGTACCAGGAGTTAGGTCTTCTTCATGTTCAATGAAGTTAAAAGGCCATTGAAATGTCTCTTGGTTTAATAGTCTAATAGCAGAGTTGATAGCATCTTTAGCAGTGCTGTAATAACCAGTAGCAGATGCAAAGTTAGAACTATCTAACTCTGTTTCATTAACTCTACGGTTTAAATCATTAACTAGGTCTAAGTAGTTGTAAGACATATTATCTATCCTTTACTGGAAGTTGGACAACTCTTTCAGCTACTAAATGAGTATCGTATGTTATAGCACATGTAATTCTGTACTTTACGTTGTTTGTACCTGCACCAAAACGAGCTGTAGCTACTGTATTTGTGCTTACTTGAGAAAAGAGAGTTAAACCGTGTACAGTTTGTGCTTCACCTACTGCTGTCTTAACTCCATCTGCATCTCTTATATACCATTGTACTGACTGTATTACTGACCCTTCTAAGAATCTTGACCAATCTATTGAGTAATCTAGTATTTCACTTGGGTCTTTGATAGGCCATTTCATTACGCGGCTCTCCCTACTATTGTTGTTCTTGATTCAGAAGGTACTAACAATGTTCTAGTTGTATCTTGTTCAATAGGTTTCAAGTCTATTAAGACAGGTCTTGGTGTTAGTAGGTATTGAGTTTCTACATCTACTGCGTTAAAGACTGATACTTGTGTTAATGTGTTCTCTGTTACTTCTGATGCACTTTCTGTACTTACACTTAGTATCTCTTGATGCTGTGCTATTGCAGGTGCTGATGTTTCTGAGTTGCTATCAATAGATACTGACAGGAAGTTAACGCGGATTACAGCAGTAACTGTTTCAGCTAGAGTAGTCGCCTCTATATCTGCAGCATCTAGAGCTTCTAACTGTGTTATAGTACCTTCACTAGTATCACTAGGTGCTTCTACACTGTTAGCTAGTAGTACGTTATTCTGAGCTATACCAACCATTGTTAAAGTAGTTGCAGACGATACGTCTGTAGCGTCTAGTATGTTTAACTCGTCTACGTCTGGGTAAGAGACCTCAGGTGTAGTTTCAACTGGTGTAGCACCAAAGATGTTAAGCTCTGATATATCGTTAGTCGTTACTTCGGTAGTTGTCTCTAGTTAGTCTGCTAAGAATACTACGTTAGTTACTTGAGCAGGTGCTGATACTTCACTAGTTGTTTCTACATCAACAGCATCGTTATTATGTAACTGACCTACACTTGGTATACCTACAGAAGTAGATGACGCAGTATTGCTTGCATCAAAGATATTAAGTTCGTCTACGTCTGGGCTAGTTACCTCAGAACCAGACTCTACATTTACCGCTAGGACTACGTTGTTCTGGGCTATAACAGGGTTAGGTAACACCTCAGTAGTGGCTGAGATATTATCTGCTAGTAAGTGTACTGCTACAACAGCTACTGGTGTACTAGTCTCTGTGCTTGTCTCAGTGTCATTAGTAGTAATAACGTGGAACTGACCTATTGTGTTTGAAGTAACAAGACTGATAGACTCGTGGCCTACAGCATCTAGATCATGTTCTTGATCAATGTCAGGTGACGAAGTAGTTGTAACTGACTCTATGTTAACACTAAGTAGTGTATGGGATTCGTTAACGTCTGGTAAAGTTACTTCTGAGTCTGACTCTATGCTTACAGCGTTAAGTGTTTCTAACTGAGCAAATGAAGGAGTTGTTACTTGACCTGCAGTTAAAGCATTATTTGGTAAGTTAGTGAAAGGATGTAACTGTGTTATTACAGGAGTTACTATCTCAGAGTCTGACTCGACGTTTACTGCATCAACTACGTGTGTTTGTCTAGCTACTGGTACAGATACTTCTGAGTCTGTTTCTACATCATCTGCTAACAATGAATGAGCTTGACCTACTGTTGCCATAGTCAAGGTTGTTGCAGAGCTTACATCAGTAGCATCTAATATATTTAGTTCATCTACATCTGGATTAGTTATCTCTGAGTTAGAGTTTAAATCTACAGATATTAGAGAATGATTCTGGTTAAATGTGTTGACTGATATCTGAGATACTGCTGTCTGTATATCATCAGCTAATATACCATGAACCTGGAATGGAGTTGGAGAAGTTGTCTCCGTACTACTTTGGATATCATTGGCGTTTAACACCTGCCCCAAAGAAGGTTGGCTGACCTCAACCTCAGAGCGTACATGACCTCCATACTGCTCCTGTCCGTAAACAGCAGTGTTGTATAAAGCGTATCCGCTTGCTCTTAAGTTATGATCAGCCATCTTTAGTAACGCCTACTAAGCGTCACGGATAGTGATAGAAACTGCGTCTAATGAGAATGTGTTACCAGTAGTAACAGCTTGAGAAGCACTCAAAGAACCAGTTGCATATAGTGTGTCTGAACCGTTAGTCAATGCCCAGAAACCTGCAGTACCTGTACCTGTTACAGTACCTGCAGTAATAGCAGGAACGATTACACGTCGACCATCAGTTGCACCGTTAGTTGGAGCACCTGTGTTAACTGTATCGTTACCAAGTGTTAGTGTTGAAGTTGCTTGTGCATAAGTAGTTGGCTCACTTGAACAGATATCTAAACGAGTACCGTTAGTATCTACTATTGTAAGTCCATTATCAAACACGGTATCAGCGATAAAAGCCATAATCTGAATCCTCTTTTAATGGTTTTAAATAGATAGAGAGCCCCAGAATTGGGACTCCCTGTAATCGTTTAGCTTATGCTAGGTTGTACTTAGCAGTTACGATTGCTTCTGGGCGTAGAATCTTACGTCCATATAAGTGCATACCACGACAGATGTCAGCGAATGAATCTGGGTCACGGTAAGTTTCAGTCTTGTTGATTTGCTCAGCAGTTGCTACAGCAGAATCATGACCGGCAACAATAGCACCGTAGTTAGTGTTTTGGTTTGCAGTACCTGATGTTGCAGGGCCTGTTCCAACTGATGGTAAGTTGTTAGAAACGTATACGCGGAAACCATTCCACTTGTTCATTACTAATCCGTTACGTAAAGCAGAACCTTCACCGAAGTCAGCGTTCAAGAAACGTGAATCTTCGTCCATTAATACTTCAAGCATTACTGGGTCAATTACGATCCATCTGCCTTCTTTATCAACATTGTTTTGGTCTAATAAACGACCCATACGGTTGATAAGCATTACTGGTGAAGCATAAGCTGTTGGAAGAGCAGTCGCTCCTGGTAGACGTGCTGCTACTGGGATTGAGTGATCAGCTGCTGATGCTGTTGTGATGTTACCGAAGTCAGACTTCTTCAACTTCATAGCTGCTAATAGTTCGTCAGAACCTGCAGATGCGTCAGCTTTAGTACCGTTAACGATGTTGTTAACTGTGTCAGCTGCACCGTGTAAAGCAGACTGTTTGTAACCTGACAAGTAACCAAGAACTTCTTGATCTAACTGGTCAGCTAAACGGAATGCAGCACGATTAGTTGCTAAGTCCATGAAGTTTACATGTGAGTGAGCTTCTTCGATATCGTCGATTTTGAATGCAAAGTAGTTTGCTTTGTCAACTGTCAAAGAGAAGTCTGCGTCTGCTAAGTCTTGAGCAGCAATAGTTGTGCCACGCTTGTACTCTGATACGCTTACCTCAGGTTCTTTGATGATTTTAACTGTATCACCTTGAGAAGCTATTTCACCGAAATAGTCTGAGTTAGTGATGTCGTTACAGATGCTCTTCTTACGGAAAGCAAGTTGTACTTTCTTAGAATAGATAACTGAAGAGAAGTTACCGTTTGGTAGGTTTGTGTAACCTGATGCTGATGCAAAAGCCATGATTAATATCCTTTATGATGTTTGGCTTGATAAATAAGATACATAAGTGTATCTCGGTTAAATGAACCTAAAACAATCTGGATAAGGGGCTGAGTTTTCAAGGGTGCAATTAGGTCAACTTGCCAGTCTTACTAATCGGGCCTCTATTGTCAGGTAATTCTTAAAGATTTATTAGTGTTCTATGACTCATTGTGAGTCTTTGAAGATGCCCTAGGTGACCATGCATATCGGTCTTTTAGGACATCAACAGTTATACCATACTTGTACTTGTCTGTCAAGCACTTATTTAAGTATGTTGGTATTAACGAGCTTTGCCTGTTACGTCGTAAACGAACTTACCAGAGGCCATAGCTGCTTGTATTTTCTCGTAGTTATCTTCAAACTGTTTATCAGACATCTTAGATACTTGAGATTCTTTAATCATTTGGTTAGCACCATCACTATCTACAGCAGGTGTACCACGTTTAGTTACAGTCTTAGCTGCATCCTTAGTAGCTTTCTTCTTAGCTGCAGGGGTCATGTTGTTGTCTACTTTATACAAGTCAATAACTCTTACAACACTAGCTGCATCATCTGAGTTCTCATATAAGGCATCACGTACCCACTTAGGTTGGTCTTCTACCCAGTCATGGAACTTGTCTGAGTCTCTTAACTCATCGAAGTCTGCATGTGATTTACGGATAGTTGTTTCTGCTTTAACTCTTTCTACTTCGTAAGCTTGTTCATCGTACTCACGTAGTCTTTCTTCTGCTACAGCAAACTTCTCATCTGCTTTCTTAGATGCAATAGTTTCTACTATAGCTGCTACGTCTGGGTACTTCTCTGCCCATGCTTCAATGTCTTCGTCTGAACTAGGAGCTCTGAGTTGAGTAGATGTGCTTGCTTCCATCTTCTCTTTCCATTCTTTCTCTTTATCAGCCATATGTCGACGGAGATCACCATAACGCTTCTTGAAAGACTTCTCTTCTCTACTTAAGTTCTCATCAGACTCTTCTTCTTCTTCTTGCTCAACTGGTTCTTCTGTTACTTCTTCAACAGTCTCTTCTACTTCTTCTGTAGCTTCTTCTACTGTCTCTACTTCTTCACCATTATGTTCTGCTATTAGAGCTGCTAATTCTTCCTCGTCCTTCTGCATACGAGATTGTTTAACTGCGTAGTTAGTTCCTCTTGACATCATTGCAGAGGCAACATCTACTTTCTTTACCATATCTTGAGCCATATTATATATCCTTTTATTTATGTTGGGGTCAGCCGTAGCTGAGTGGCCTTAGTTATTTAGGAGTTGATGAGGGCTGCTCGCCCCCACCTTTAGTAGTATTATTTCTTAGTTGGTTTAGAAGCTAAACCTTTCTTCTTTAGTTTAGTCTTTTTGTCTACTAGTCCACCAGTAGCTCTTCCGCCTGTAGCTAAACCACCATATTTCTTAGCTGCAGATGCTTTACGCTGAGCTACAGACTTAGGTTTAGAAGCTGAAGGCATACCTTGACCTGCAGGTCCCGATGTGTTCTTAGAAGTAGTCTTACCTGGTTTAGCTTGGTTAGTGGCTACTTTACCACCTTTCCAGGATGTTCCTCTGTCATCGCCTTTATCAATCTTAGTTTGGATAGCAGCCTTAGTTCGAGGGCTGTAGTCTTTCATTTTACGTGCTAGACCTAAACCTGCATCTTGATATTTCTTACCAGATGACTTAAGGAAAGGACTAGAAGAAGTTCCTTCATCAGCTTTAGGTGTCTTAGAAGATGAAGATGCCATACGGTTGCCCTTCATCATCTCAGTCATACCATAGTTACCCATAGCCATCTTAGTTAGAGTTGTAGTTGAGTCAAAGAACCCACCTAACTTTAACTTGTTAGACTCAGCGTATCCACCTGCTGCTTCACGTAACTTAGTAGCTTGATCTGTATAACCATGTGATTCTAATACAGCTGCGTTAGCTAATACTTCTGCATGTTTCTGTGTCTTAAATATCTTACCAAAGATACCATTGTCGAAGAAACCAGATACTGCACCTGCAGCTTTCTCTAAGAAACCTTTCTCTTCATCAGTTTCACCCATGTTAAGTGTATCTAAT